TGATAAATAGTTATTAGCCAAATTATAAGGTGACCTTTTTGTATCAAGTATAAACCAAGTACCTGTTGAGTCAGACCTTTTTACCATTACAAAAGCAGGTTTAAAGCCTGTATAAACAAATGGACCATTTCCATTTCCGTTACCGACATACTTGCCAAACTTGCTGTAGCCTTGTTTTTCTGCGAAGCAGTAGGCTATATAATTGGTACTAGCACTATTAACCCAAAAGTCATTTGCTACTCCAAAAACAGTAGAGCTTGGGTATTGGTTGTTAAACAACCCTGCTTGACTAGCTTTTGCAAATGTTCCTTGCAAAATAAAATAATCATCATCAGAGGTAGAACCATCTTTATGAAATACAATCCAAGATGTAGCCACACCTTTATTTCTTGCTCTAATTATAACAAATTTAGGTGCAACACCTAATCCATGTCCTATTGTGGCTGTACTGGCTGTACCTGCCCAAGTAACAATGCTAAACCCAGCATCAGTATTCGCTTGTACTGTGCTAGTAATTGTTCCATCCGTATTGCTTGAGGTCGTACCACCATTGGCTTTCCATTGCCAAGCTACATATTGGTCAGGGTTTGAGCCATTATTAACAGAACCACTTGTTCCAACAGTAAAGCCATCAGTTGTAAAAGATTTTAAAGTTGCGGTTTCGGTAGATTCAGCACCAGTACTATTAGGTTGTAATCTTATAGTTGCACCTCTTGTACTATCAAACACAGCATGACTTTCTGCTTGAGTTCTATCTTTTAACCAAACCCAGTCAGGTTTTAAATCAGAATTTCCATCGTTGGTAATTTGTTTATTATCATTACCATCACCAGTCCAAAGAACAGTCTGAAAATATGCAGATGGGTCATCTATTGTTGTATAAGCCATTATCCGTACTCCGCTAAATTTTTAGTGCATAAGGCGTAGTAGCCTGATGGGGGTGCAAATTCAAAAGAACCATATCCGTTTTCATCTGTTTCTGCACTATCAATGCCAAAAGAAGTATAACCACCAAAATTTGCATTTAATGTTTCAGTTCCAAAATAAGAATTAACATAATCTTCTGTGTTTAATCCCTCATAAAAATCTAATAATTTGTCAATCTCTTTATGTCTTTCGGTTTCTATATAACTAAACTGCTCTGAAAGAGCGTTTATAATATTTTCTGTAGCTAAATCTTTTGTTATTACCATTGTATTGTTCCTGCCTTGTTCTGTTTAATAGGATAAAGGTTTACTATAAAGTATCTTAAAGTATCTGCGTGGTGGTCATTTCTACCATCTTTTAAAGGCTCTTCTTTTAGTCTTTGATCTGATTTTTTTTCTGGATACCTATAATTCTCAATACTTTCAATACTAGACTTACATCGCTCATCATAAAAAATATGTGGCTTTCCATCTCCATCCTCAAACCAAGTTCTTACATGAGCTACCCCATTTGCAATATTCCTAGAAACTCTATCTCTCTTATATTGTACATTAATTCCATGTCTTCTAAAAATTTCTATATCTCCAATACCACTTTGTGCTTGAACTCCACCCCCCGCAGGATCACAGAAATACCTACGAACATCATAAGGCTTCTTAGCAATCATCTTCGCTAAGTCCTCAGTCTTTATGTTTTCTTCGTGACATATTTCATCTATTACATAAATAGTATCTAAATCATCCTCTTTCTCTCCTTTGGCTACTTGAAACCAATTTACACAAGGCATTCTAAAACCAAAGTCAATAGAACAGTAAGTAGGTAAATCGGGATCATAGTCAAACCTACCAATATGAACTCTGCGATCGAAATCATACACTTTACCCGCAAAAGAAGTAAACTCTGCCCCAAACTCTTGAGCCAGTGTTTCTTTTGTAAGTGTTTTCTTAAGTTCATCTATACTGTCTTTAAAATATGGAGATTGCCAAGATGGATGTTGCCAGGAGTCCCAATCTGCATACTCTTTAGACTGACCTCTCACATATAAGTCATATAACCAATTATATCCTAATGGAGTAGTAGTCATTAGACACCATCCCCCCCTATCTGATAATGTAGGTCTTAAATATTGTTCCCAAACTATTTGCTTTACCCTAGAAGCTTCATCTATAATCATCCAATCAAGCCCCTCCCCCACAAGTGAGTCCGGGTTATCACATGATTTGATCCATAATTCACTATTTAATCCTAATAACTTTAAATAATAAATTTGTCCAGATATTTCTTTTTTCGCAGCAATGGGAAGCTTGAGCTTTAACATCACGTATTCTTTTATTAAACGAGCAACTTTATCACAAAGCTCATAATTTGGAGCAACCACCCACCCCCTAGTGTTGGGGGTAAGTAGGTATGGAAGAGCTTCGGCTGCAGCAGAGAAAGACTTCCCTGATCTACGCCCTTGGATATTTACACGAAATCTAGCACTAGAATTGTGTACATCTAATTGATTTTGTGTGGGAACATATTCGATTAAGTTCCAAAGTTTCTCTTTATTCAGTATCTTTTTTATCATCGCCTATTGGGTTATCTTCATATCCACATTCTTTTAAAATAGTTTCTAGGTTACCACTGAAATCAACTTCTTGTTTCTCAGATTGTCCTAAATACTGTTTTCCTAAAAATATTAATAATGCAGTGTTCCCTAACGATGCGTGTTTCCATTGAAGTTGTCTAAGTCTAATCTTCATTTGCTCTTTCCCGGATGCAAGTTCTGACTTATATTTTTTACGAATGGTAGATTCGTCACAACCAAAAAATTTAGCTATTTCAATCGTACTACAACCGAAACTAGCTAACATTTCTACTTTCTCTGGATTTATTTTTAAAACCTTTGGCATTTACTTTCTCTTTCTAGCAGTTTTAGCTGCTTTTCTGAATGCGGATGCAGTTGGTGCATATTTACTTTTTTTACTTCGCATTCTTTCTACTTTTTTAGCACCACTTGCTTTTTGTCTTTTAATTCTTTTTCTTTTCGCATGAATATTTGCGTATAACCCTCTTTTAGCCATTACTTGTGCCTCTTTTGTATTTTAAAATTGGCAAACATAGAAGCTCCTTTATGCTTTTTAAACTTACCAGTATGTTTCATCAAAGTAAATTTACCACCTTTCTTTTTCATAAAATGATAACCTCTTGGAGCTTTGACTTTCATTTCTTTTTCTTACCTTTTTTCTTTTTTTTCTTTCCTTTGTGATAAGGCATGGATCCTCCCAATGTTTGATCTGTTCATCTAATGCTATTTTAGACTACAAAAACTGTTCGCACTTCATCAAAGCTCTTCGCCAATATGTTTTGGCACTGCTAACAGAAATATCAAGCCCCTGGGCAATGTGAGGGAATGTCATCATTTTAAGGCGAAGTTTAAACACTTGTCTTTCTCTTTCAGATAAAGTGTCGTATGCCTCATGCGCTGCAAGTTGCCATTTACGATCTTCTGGATCTATAAGACCGCTAGAAAAAATATGAAGTTTCTCTACAAACTCAAGGCGGAGATCTTGACTATCTGTAAGCATCTCTGCATTCTTATCTGTAAGCATTTCCCAATCACTCATCTGTAAACAATCCTTTTACAAGCATACTGAAAATTTTAAGAGTCACACCCGCACCCCCCCATCGTTGCTCCTTGGGTGTAGGGGGGTAAAATGTTCGCCAATTATACATAATAGATATTATACGTAAAATGTTCAGAGGAGGTCAAGCAGTTTAGATCCATCGATTGACAAAGTGGCAGAAGTTGGGGGTTTATTTCCGCTTACTTCCCTTTTTATACATTTGGACATAGAAAAAATGTGATAAAACAAGCAATTAATATCCCAGGAAACACTATAAAATAAAATTCCCCCTTTTTTTCTATTTATTATTATATTGTATTAACTGAATTATTTTAACTAATAAAAGGAGAGTAGATAAAATGAGAAGTATAATATTAAAATCAATGCTAGCATTTTGCATGGTAATTTGTGCAATGGGTATGATTGTCATACCTTTTATGATGCAATTTAACCAAGCAAACCCATTGCTTTTGAATTGGTTTGTCATGTGTGTTTTTGGTTTGCTAGTTGCTATTATGATGTATCAAACAGAGCTAGAGTATGAGCAAGAGATTAACGAGTTAGAGCTTGCAGA